ATGGCACTGAATATTCCATTCAGAAATGCGTACTATCGTTTTGCATCCAGTTACTCATTTCTCTTTTTTATTTCCTGGTCGCTGTGGTGGTCGTTATACGCTATTTGGCTGAAAGGACATCTAGGGTTGACAGGGACGGAATTAGGTACACTTTATTCGGTCAACCAGTTTACCAGCATTCTATTTATGATGTTCTACGGCATCGTTCAGGATAAACTCGGTCTGAAGAAACCGCTCATCTGGTGTATGAGTTTCATCCTGGTCTTGACCGGACCGTTTATGATTTACGTTTATGAACCGTTACTGCAAAGCAATTTTTCTGTAGGTCTAATTCTGGGGGCGCTATTTTTTGGCTTGGGGTATCTGGCGGGATGCGGTTTGCTTGATAGCTTCACCGAAAAAATGGCGCGAAATTTTCATTTCGAATATGGAACAGCGCGCGCCTGGGGATCTTTTGGCTATGCTATTGGCGCGTTCTTTGCCGGCATATTTTTTAGTATCAGTCCCCATATCAACTTCTGGTTGGTCTCGCTATTTGGCGCTGTATTTATGATGATCAACATGCGTTTTAAAGATAAGGATCACCAGTGCGTAGCGGCAGATGCGGGAGGGGTAAAAAAAGAGGATTTTATCGCAGTTTTCAAGGATCGAAACTTCTGGGTTTTCGTCATATTTATTGTGGGGACGTGGTCTTTCTATAACATTTTTGATCAACAACTTTTTCCTGTCTTTTATGCAGGTTTATTCGAATCACACGATGTAGGAACGCGCCTGTATGGTTATCTCAACTCATTCCAGGTGGTACTCGAAGCGCTGTGCATGGCGATTATTCCTTTCTTTGTGAATCGGGTAGGGCCAAAAAATGCATTACTTATCGGAGTTGTGATTATGGCGTTGCGTATCCTTTCCTGCGCGCTGTTCGTTAACCCCTGGATTATTTCATTAGTGAAGTTGTTACATGCCATTGAGGTTCCACTTTGTGTCATATCCGTCTTCAAATACAGCGTGGCAAACTTTGATAAGCGCCTGTCGTCGACGATCTTTCTGATTGGTTTTCAAATTGCCAGTTCGCTTGGGATTGTGCTGCTTTCAACGCCGACTGGGATACTCTTTGACCACGCAGGCTACCAGACAGTTTTCTTCGCAATTTCGGGTATTGTCTGCCTGATGTTGCTATTTGGCATTTTCTTCTTGAGTAAAAAACGCGAGCAAATAGTTATGGAAACGCCTGTACCTTCAGCAATATAGACGTAAACTTTTTCCGGTTGTTGTCGATAGCTCTATATCCCTCAACCGGAAAATAATAATAGTAAAATGCTTAGCCCTGCTAATAATCGCCTAATCCAAACGCCTCATTCATGTTCTGGTACAGTCGCTCAAATGTACTTCAGATGCGCGGTTCGCTGATTTCCAGGACATTGTCGTCATTCAGTGACCTGTCCCGTGTATCACGGTCCTGCGAATTCATCAAGGAATGCATTGCGGAGTGAAGTATCGAGTCACGCCATATTTCGCTATCAGGATTCTGTGTGATGGTTACATCGCCCGGCCCAGGGCTGTTTAGTCATCAGCGCTTTCTGACAGTGCTGAGATTTCAACCTGTTGCAGTAAAAATGAGTAGATATAAGGCAAGTGTGCTGCCAAACCCATCTTTTACGGGGTGAAGGTAGATTTCGTTTGAAGGGTATCTGGTGTCCCCTGCAGACATCTACTTGAAGCGGCAGGGGATTGATTGGAATGGTGTTTTTTAGGTGTGAGAAATATTTTACCCGCTATTTTACCCATTGGCGCGGCTTAAGAGCTTATTTTTGAATTCACAATGGTCACGATATAACCATCTTGCTCGCCCGTGGATAACTTTGGCTTTTGGCAGGTCGCCGGACTTAATCCGGTCGTAGATGAAGGTTTTACCAAAGCCAGTATCAGCCATGATGAATTTCAAATCAACCAGGGAATCAGGCTGTAGTTCGTGTTGCATGAGTGCTATCTCCGAATAGGGAATCGAACCTGCAAATCAGGTAATAAAAAAACCGCATTGATGCGGCGATGGTAGGTCTGGATATCTTGATAAATGAAAATGCCTCATCGAGTGTGAGGCGGGTTAGTCCTTGCGTAGCTCGCTGATTCTTCTGTAAGTCTCTGGTGCTTTGTTCCCGTACGTCTTCATTTCAGACTTCAACAGAGCAACGAGTGAATCCCATTCGTTGAGGATTCCTTTGAATGCCGGAACGCGCTTTGCAACCTTGTCGAATGAATCTCTGATTTCTGGAATCTGCTCAACAAGTGCAACGCATCGCCGAAAGTCTGCTGCGTCATGGGGAGCGCCGAAGTGATGACCATAGATATTCTTTTTCAGGCCACATGCGATTGAGGCAAGAGTTGCGCTACTGATGCCGACATCGCCAGTTGATTGCCATTTCAAAACCTTCATAGCCAAATCTGACATTTCTTGTCTCCATAAAACAAAACTCGCCGTAGCGAGCTCAGATAAAAGAAATCCCCGTCAGTGCGAGGATGCTGTTCATTGCTGCTATACACTTTTTTGCTCTCAACGTAAGCGGTAGCTCATTCTGTTGGGTTGGTGCAGTTGCTTTTAGGAAATGCTATTTACCCCTTAAACGTCGGCTGAAAGAGCTAAAATCCATGCAAAAAATTTACGCAATTTTGTGTATTATTGTGCAGTAAGTAATGAGCTATTTTCTGCGCAAAAAATGGATGGTAAATTTGTCCGGGGCAGGAAAAATTTTATGGGCGCTAAACATGAAAAAAGATTCGTATCCTTATTTGATTTGCATGACAGTTTCAGGCCTGATCTTTATTTTCCTTTTCTTCTGGTGGCGGGCAGATATTTACAGGGTCACGTTTCTTAATCAGAGTATATCCCACTATTACATTCTGTTTAGCATGGGAATAGCTTTTCTGTTATCTCTGTTTTGGGTTAAGAAGGGGATAGTAAAACAAAGCGGCTGGAAGAGTCTGTCAGCATACCTTAAGGTTTATGCAGGGATGTGCATATTTGCTGGATTTTTTCTGATTATACCTCTTACAACACTAACTTATTTTTTGCCTGGAGATACATCGTCTTATGTTGCACCGTATCGGTATACTTCCGGTAGTTCAAAAAGTTGTTCTGGAGCTGAGGTGGATGACCCCGATCTACATGAGAATATTCGCATTTGCTATCCGTATGGCAATTATGAGTACGATAATATTATCTATGTTGAAAAGAAAATTAATACATTAGGTGCGGTAGTGACATATGCACAGACCGCGCGTGATGATACTGAATGAGATAGTATATAGCGGGCAAGTTTTAGTTAATTTATCGAGGTAATATAATTTACCTCGACTCGTTTACTCTGGTATTAATATTTCGCTTTACGATCGATTTTTATCTGATGATATCATGCGGTTTTCATATACTGACTTACTGTCTTTTCTCCGTTAGCGATTTTCTCCTGCTCAGCGATGATTTTATCTTTGGCTTCTAGTTAATTTCGCTCACTTCGAACCTCTCTGTTTACTGATAAGTTCCAGATCCTCCTGGCAACTTGCACAAGTCCGACAACCCTGAACGGCCAGGCGTCTTCGTTCATCTATCGGATCGCCACACTCACAACAATGAGTGGCAGATATAGCCTGGTGGTTCAGGCGGCGCATTTTTATTGCTGTGTTGCGCTGTAATTCTTCAATTTCTGATGCTGAATCAATGATGTCTGCCATCTTTCATTAATCCCTGAATTGTTGGTTAATACGCTTGAGGGTGAATGCGAATAATAAAAAAGGAGCCTGTAGCTCCATGATGATTTTGTTTTTCATGCTCACCGTTCCTTAAAGACGCCGTACAGCATGCTGATATGAGACAATGTTGATTCATTAAGTTGATTCCAGACTTCCTTTGGTAAAAGCTTGTATCAGTCTGTTTGCTGCTGCTTTCTGCGCTGCCACATTGGCAATAACAGATAGTTTTTCCTGGCTGGCTTTCGTGCAGATCCCCGCCCAGTTATCCATCAGAAAAAAATCCTCTCTTTCTGCAGAGCTGGTAGTTGCACATAGTTTTTCGATCATAGAAGTTATTTCTGCGATGGAATGATTAACCATCATCTGTTGAACCGCAAAACCGAAAGCGTTAATCATTACTCCATGGAACTGAATATAATCGCGCTTGTACGTAGCGTGGTGTACACCATGTCGGATTGAGTCAATCTGAGTTAGTGTAATCCATGCCTCCCAGACAGATTCTATATATCCCATTTCAAGTTGTTGATTGCCGTTCCTGGCGAACTTTGACGTTGCATCAGTGAGTGCCTTGAAACTCACCCACATATTACTTTTTAATGGCACTACGTTGTGTTCAAAATCGGTTATATCGGCAAATACAGTATGTTGGGTCAGGAAGGATATCATTCCCTGAGCAATATCATCCCGGCCGTTATACGCCATATTGATGGTCGCTGATGGCTTAGAAACGTTGTTATTTATGTCCGAAAAGAACTGCTGCCGGGTTTTTAGCGGCAGATTCATTGTAAGCATCATGGGAACCATGAGCGTTGATGGGGAACTTCGGCAAAATATCTCAATGCCAGCTGCACGATGTTGACCATCAAAAAGTTTTATTTCGGCGTCGAGGGGAATTCTGGCTATACCAACATTTGTGTTGCCAAACGGTACAAATTCTATATTCGAATCACAGTTACCTACGAGAGGGGGAATGATAAAAGGCTCATTTCTTGAGTCTGCGTTAGTGAGATAATTTAAAAATTTTCGTACTCGATTTGGATTAATTTCTCGCTGAGAGCGTGCCAGTGTATGGCCGTAATTATCTGAAGCGAGGAAACGAGCCAGCGATCTTCCTGGTATGGTAAGGAAGAGTGTAACAGTACCACCCTGTACACCTTGCGATGCCGGAAATTCGAATGAATGATTACCAACCTGACTCATATATCCTCCTGTTTATTATTTATCTTCTCAGCCAGCCGCTGTGCTTTCAGTGGATTTCTGATAACAGAAAGGCCGGGAAATACCCAGCCTCGCTTTGTAATGGAGTAGATGAAAGTGATCGCGCCTACCCGGATATTATCGTGAGGATGCTTCATCGCCATTGCTCCCCAAATACAAAACCAATTTCAGCCAGTGCCACGTCCATTTTTTCGATGAACTCCGGCACCATCTCGTCAAAATTCGCCATGTACTTTTCATTCCGCTCAATCACGACATAATGCAGGCCTTCACGCTTCATACGCGGGTCATAGTTGGCAAAGTACCAGGCATCTTTTCGCGTCACCCACATGCTGTACTGCACCTGGGCCATGTAAGCCGATTTTATGGCCTCGAAACCACCGAGCCGGAACTTCATGAAATCCCGGGAGGTAAACGGGCATTTCAGCTCAAGGCCGTTGCCGTCACTGCATAAACCATCGGGAGAGCAGGCGGTGCGCATACTTTCGTCGCGATAGATGATCGGGGATTCAGTAACATTCACGCCGGAAGTAAACTCAAACAGGGCTCTGGCGTCATTCTCGTACTGTTTTCCCCAGGCCAGCGCCTTAGCATTAACTTCCGGAGCCACACCGGTGCAAACCTCAGCCAGCAGGGTGTGGAAGTAGGACATTTTCATGTCAGGCCACTTCTTTCCTGAGCGGGGCTTTGCTATCACGTTGTGAACTTCTGAAGCGGTGATGACGCCGAGCCGTAATTTGTGCCATGCATCATCCCCCTGTTCGACAGCTCTCACGTCGATCCCGGTACGCTGCAGGATAATGTCCGGTGTCATGCTGCCACCTTCTGCTCAGTGGCTTTCTGTTTCAGGAATCCAAGAGCTTTTACTGCTTCGGCCTGTGTCAGTTCTGACGATGCGCGAATGTCGCGGCGAAATATCTGGGAACAGAGCGGCAATAAGTCGTCATCCCATGTTTTGTCCAGGGCAATCAGCAGAGTGTTAATCTCCTGCATGGTTTCATCGTTAACCGGAGTGATGTCGCGTTCCGGCTGGCGTTCTGCAGTGTATGCGGTATTTTCGACAATGCGCTCGGCTTCATCCTTGTCATAGATACCAGCAAATCCGAAGGCCAGACGGGCACACTGAATCATGGCTTTATGCCGTAACATCCGTTTGGGATGCGACTGCCACGGCCCCGTGATTTCTCTGCCTTCGCGGGTTTTGAATGGTTCGCGGCGGCATTCATCCATCCATTCGGTAACGCAGATCGGATGATTACGGTCCTTGCGGTAAATCCGGCATGTACAGGATTCGTTGTCCTGCTCAAAGTCCATGCCATCAAACTGCTGGTTTTCATTGATGATGCGGGACCAGCCATCAACGCCCACCACCGGAACGATGCCGTTCTGCTTATCAGGGAAGGCGTAAATTTCTTTCGTCCACGGATTAAGGCCGTACTGGTTGGCGACGATCAGCAATGCGATGAACTGCGCATCGCTGGCATCGCCTTTAAATGCCGTCTGGCGAAGAGTGGTGATCAGTTCCTGTGGGTCGACAGAATCCATGCCGACACGTTCAGCCAGCTTCCCAGCCAGCGTTGCGAGTGCTGTACTCATCCGTTTTATACCTCTGAATCAATATCAACCTGATGGTGAGCAATGGTTTCAACCATGTACCGGATGTGTTCTGCCATGCGCTCCTGAAACTCAACATCGTCATCAAATGCACGGGTAATGGCTTTTTTGCTGGCCCCGCAGCGTTGTAAATGATCGATGCAGAGCGATTCAAACAAATGCTGGGGCAGGCCTTTTTCCATGTCGTCTGCCAGTTCTGCCTCTTTCTCTTCACGGGCGATCTGCTGGTAGTGACGCGCCCAGCTCTGAGCCTCAAGACGATCCTGAATGTAATAAGCGTTCATGGCTGAACTCCTGAAAATGGCTGTGAAAATATCGCCCGCGAAATGCCAGGCTGATTAGGAAAACAGGAAAGGGGATTAGCGATTCAGGCCGTTACCGCGTCCGTCGAGAAAAACTTCCACGAGCAAATCACGGGTATAAGTGCGCTCGATGCCGCGATGCAGATAAAGCCGTCCGCGTAAATTAGCTGATGCAGTCCAGGTACCATCTTTGTGTTTGACCAGCATTCCTGGCATGACCGCGCCGCGATTAACGGTCTGCGTTCCGTAATGTTGATGAACCATAAAAACTCCTGCCCGTAAGCTGGGCTGCTGAACATATAGAGACTTCTGCGCGTATTCAGGCGGTGGATGGCCGCCGGTTGTCATAACTAAGCCGCCTCGTTGAAGCGACTAAGGTATGAAATGTTGAGTTGATTTCAGCTGGTCACACCGACGTTCACGCGTCCGTTTCACCCCTCGCACTCCCCGAAGCCTGCTGAAATTCAAACTGCGGATCTAAGCGGTCATCGCAACGGTGAATCAGGTGGTTGCCGTATCGTTGTGTTGTTGCGATGAACTTATTTAAAACTATAGTTGTTTTACCGTCAACAACAAAAGTTGTTTTATTGGTTGTTTTAGATATAACTGGTTGTATTTAGGATGGATTTATTTTGTGACTTGAATCGCATAGCGATAACTGAAGCGAGGTTATGGTGGTTTTTTTAACGGTGTGTGTGATGAGGGGAGGGCAAAAGAAAACCCGGCACGGTGACCGGGATTCTTACGCCGTTAGGTAAAGATATTATTGCGGTGGCTTAATATTACTACCTAGAGCAAAGATAGGAATTAGTTCTTTACTGAATGAGCACAATGCCCAGTTGATAATTTTTAATTGGTACTACCCATGCTTCCTATATGTCTGCGGCATGCTCCCAATAACCTTACCGAAGATGAACACCCGGTTCATCTCGTCTTTCTCGATCGGGTCCCACGGTGAGTAGCTTTTGTTATCAGAGATGACCAGCAGCTTATCCTTCATCATTTGCAGGCGCTTTACATGGGCTGTGTCGTCGTACAGAAACGCATAGATACCATCACCGTCGAAAGATTTAACTGTGATATCAACGAACAGCAGATCACCTGGTTCGATCGTTCCTGACATGCTGTCACCACGCACGTTAATGATGCGGATATTTTCCGCCTTCCTACCATCGAACATATGACGAGCATCGTCAAACGAGTACTCAACCGAGCGTAGAACTTCTACAAACTCACGGTTGATGACTCCCGGCCCAGCACTGACTTCTATATCAAGAACGTCAATCTTGAAGTATTTGGAATGGCTGACAGTTGATTGTATTGGTTGCACTGTACTGTCTGACATATTTCCAACGCCAGAAGATAACCATTCTGCGCGCACACCCAAAGCGTTCGCGATCTCCACGATTTTAGTTGTTTGATTAGCTTTCCCTGTTTCGATTTTCTGAATAGCAGCTTGGCTAACCCCGACCAAATCCCCAAGCGCCTTTTGTGTAAGGCCTCGCGCTAATCTGGCTTCTTTAAGTCTTTCTGAGAGTGTTGTTTTCATAGTCCAAATGTACAACCAAGGTTTTATTTCATCAAACGAAAATGGTTGTTGACTAAAACAACCATAGTTTTAATCTTGATTCAAATTAACCACGGAGGTTGTTATGAACCCAGCTATCAAAACAGCGATCAATATCGTTGGTTCACAAAAGAAACTGGGCGCTGCTTGCGAAGTTTCACAGCAGGCCGTCTATAAGTGGCTTCACAACAAAGCAAAGGTATCCCCTGAACATGTCGGCAGCATTGTTACGGCTACTGGTGGAGTAGTGAAGGCATACCAGATTCGCCCGGATCTTCCGAAGTTGTTTCCACACACCGAAAAGAACGCAGCTTAAATTTCCATTTCACGCTCTTTAACAATAAGCAATCAACTTAACAGTCAATTCAAACTAAAGGAGTCAATTATGCAACCACTTACATACCAACAGACTAGCGGATTTAGCCCGACTGCGGTGATAAATCGTTCTCAAACAAAACAGGTGCCAGGCCACGAAAAAATCCGTGATGCCGTCCGCGCCTGGTCGGCTGAAGATAATCAGGATGTCGTTGCCGCACTCATTGTGAATGAGTATCGAGCACAGGGCGGCGGCACTATCGATTTTTCTGATGATGTCAGTCGTGCACGCCAGAAGCTGTTCCGCTTTCTCGATAACAAATTCGATTCTGAAAAATACCGAAATAACGTGCGTGAACTGACTCCAGCAATTCTGGCAGTACTACCGCTGAAATATCGCGGCCACCTGGTTGCGCAGGATAGCTTCATGGCTCGGCTGGCTGAAATGGAAAAGGAACTCAGTGAGGCAAAACAGGCTGTCATTCTCAACGCACCACGCCACCAGAAACTGAAGGAAATTAGTGAAGGTATTGTGTCGATGTTTCGTGTGGACCCAGATCTGGCTGGTCCATTGATGGCGATGGTTACTACCATGCTGGGGGCGATATGACAGGTTCAGAAATGGCGAAAGCCGGTCTGCTGGAACAGAACCGACTTTCAGGTGCAAATCGTAACACACTCATTGCGGGAGGAATTATGGCAAACACTGCTGAGATATTCAATTTTCCAGTGCCGGATGCGGCACAAAAGGAGCCGCGCGTGGCAGATCTCGATGATGGTTATACGCGCATTGCAAATGAGTTGCTGGAAGCTGTGATGCTGGCCGGATTAACACAGCACCAGCTTCTGGTCTTCCTAGCTGTCATGCGCAAAACATATGGCTTTAATAAAAAACTGGATTGGGTGAGCAACGAGCAACTGTCCGAATTGACCGGGATATTGCCGCACAAGTGTTCTGCTGCAAAAAGTGTTCTGGTAAAGCGTGGGATTTTGATTCAGAGCGGGCGGAATATCGGTATTAATAATGTGGTCAGTGAATGGTCAACATTACCCGAATCAGGTAAGAAAAATAAAGTTTACCTGAAAGAGGTAAATTTACCTGAATCAGGTAAGAAAAGTTTACCCAAATCAGGTAAAGGCGTTTACCCGAATCAGGTAAACACAAAAGACAAACTAACAAAAGACAATATAAAACCTTTTTCGTCCGAGAATTCTGGCGAATCCTCTGACCAACCAGAAAACGATCTTCCTGTGGTGAAACCAGATGCTGCAATTCAGAGCGGCAGCAAGTGGGGGACAGCAGAAGACCTGACCGCCGCAGAGTGGATGTTTGACATGGTGAAGACCATCGCGCCATCAGCCAGAAAACCGAATTTTGCAGGGTGGGCTAACGATATCCGCCTGATGCGTGAACGTGACGGACGTAACCACCGCGACATGTGTGTGCTGTTCCGCTGGGCATGCCAGGACAACTTCTGGTCCGGTAACGTGCTAAGTCCGGCCAAACTCCGCGACAAGTGGACCCAACTCGAAATCAACCGTAACAAGCAACAGGCAGGCGTGACAGCTAGCAAACCAAAACTCGACCTGACAAACACAGACTGGATTTACGGGGTGGATCTATGAAAAACATCGCCGCACAGATGATTAACTTTGACCGTGAGCAGATGCGTCGGATCGCCAACAACATGCCGGAACAGTACGACGAAAAGCCTCAGGTACAGCAGGTAGCGCAGATCATCAATGGTGTGTTCAGCCAGTTACTGGCAACTTTCCCGGCGAGCCTGGCTAACCGTGACCAGAATGAACTGAACGAAATCCGCCGCCAGTGGGTTCTGGCTTTCCGGGAAAACGGGATCACCACAATGGAACAGGTTAACGCTGGAATGCGCGTAGCCCGTCGGCAGAATCGACCATTTCTGCCATCACCCGGGCAGTTTGTTGCATGGTGCCGGGAAGAAGCATCCGTTATCGCCGGACTGCCAAACGTCAGCGAGCTGGTTGATATGGTTTACGAGTATTGCCGGAAGCGAGGCCTGTATCCGGATGCGGAGTCTTATCCGTGGAAATCAAACGCGCACTACTGGCTGGTTACCAACCTGTATCAGAACATGCGGGCCAATGCGCTTACTGATGCGGAATTACGCCGTAAGGCCGCAGATGAGCTTGTCCATATGACTGCGAGAATTAACCGTGGTGAGGCGATCCCTGAACCAGTAAAACAACTTCCTGTTATGGGCGGTAGACCTCTAAATCGTGCACAGGCTCTGGCGAAGATCGCAGAAATTAAAGCTAAGTTCGGACTGAAAGGAGCAAGTGTATGACGGGCAAAGAGGCAATTATTCATTACCTGGGGACGCATAAGAGCTTCTGTGCACAGGACGTTGCCGCGGTAACAGGCGCAACCGTAACCAGCATAAATCAGGCTGCGGCTAAAATGGCGCGGGCAGGAATCCTGGTCGTTGATGGTAAGGTCTGGCGAACGGTGTATTACCGGTTCGCTACCAGAGAAGAACGGGAAGGAAAGGTGAGCACGAATCTGATTTTTAAGGAGTGTCGCCAGAGTGCCGCGATGAAACGCGTATTGAGGGTATATAAAAGAACATCAATGGGTACACAATGATGAAACAGGTGAGTTGATTTCAAACTGTAGTACAATTCTCTCCAGTTTGAACAGGAAAGAATATGCTATGAACCCTTATATTTATCTTGGTGGTGCAATACTTGCAGAGGTCATTGGTACAACCTTAATGAAGTTTTCAGAAGGTTTTACACGGTTATGGCCATCTGTTGGTACAATTATTTGTTATTGTGCATCATTCTGGTTATTAGCTCAGACGCTGGCTTATATTCCTACAGGGATTGCTTATGCTATCTGGTCAGGAGTCGGTATTGTCCTGATTAGCTTACTGTCATGGGGATTTTTCGGCCAACGGCTGGACCTGCCAGCCATTATAGGCATGATGTTGATTTGTGCCGGTGTGTTGGTTATTAATTTATTGTCACGAAGCACACCACATTAAAAATAATTTGTTTCTAAACGACTAAAATATGGAGGCTCTTATATTTATATGAGCCTCGTTTTATGCTTTTTGTTAATGTCTTTATTTTTTTTATGTATTCTTTTGTGCTTTCAAGATTATGGCGTAAGAAAATTGCAATACGATTATTGTTGTATATTCAAGATAATGTGACCTTAATTGTCTTTTTAAATAAAAATTAAACAAAAATTATATCTCACCACTAAGGTTTATAAAAGCATACGTTAGCAGGTGTCACCATGAAAAAAGCCATAGCATATATGCGATTTTCATCACCAGGTCAGATGTCTGGCGACTCATTAAACCGACAGAGAAGACTTATTGCTGAATGGTTAAAGGTAAATAGTGATTATTATCTTGATACCATAACATATGAAGATTTAGGATTAAGTGCATTCAAAGGAAAGCATGCACAATCAGGAGCTTTTTCGGAATTTTTAGATGCTATAGAGCATGGTTATATATTGCCAGGAACTACATTGTTAGTTGAAAGTCTGGACAGACTTTCAAGAGAAAAAGTCGGTGAAGCGATTGAGCGTCTGAAATTGATTTTGAATCACGGTATTGATGTTATAACTCTTTGCGATAATACAGTCTATAATATTGACTCTTTGAATGATCCATATTCATTAATAAAAGCCATACTTATAGCACAAAGGGCAAATGAAGAAAGCGAGATAAAGTCAAGTCGGGTTAAATTATCATGGAAGAAAAAACGGCAGGATGCACTGGAGTCAGGCACGATTATGACGGCGTCTTGTCCGAGATGGCTCTCCTTAGATGACAAAAGAACGGCTTTTGTTCCAGACCCCGACAGGGTGAAAACTATTGAGCTAATTTTTAAACTCAGGATGGAAAGGCGCTCATTGAATGCAATAGCCAAGTATTTAAATGATCATGCTGTAAAGAATTTCTCAGGAAAAGAAAGTGCATGGGGACCTTCTGTAATTGAAAAATTATTAGCGAATAAAGCTCTGATAGGTATATGCGTACCTTCATATCGTGCAAGAGGTAAAGGAATAAGTGAAATCGCTGGCTATTATCCCAGAGTCATATCAGATGATTTGTTTTACGCTGTGCAGGAAATTCGGTTGGCACCTTTTGGTATTAGCAATAGTAGCAAAAACCCTATGTTGATAAATCTACTTCGAACAGTTATGAAGTGCGAGGCTTGTGGTAATACCATGATTGTTCATGCGGTATCTGGAAGTTTGCATGGCTATTATGTTTGTCCGATGAGAAGACTGCATCGATGTGACAGGCCATCAATAAAGAGAGATTTGGTTGATTATAATATCATTAATGAGTTGCTTTTTAATTGTAGTAAAATCCAACCAGTTGAAAACAAGAAAGATGCTAATGAAACTTTAGAGTTGAAAATTATTGAGCTCCAGATGAAAATTAATAATTTAATTGCTGCATTATCTGTTGCGCCTGAAGTTACCGCTATAGCAGAAAAAATCAGAGTATTAGATAAGGAATTACGAAGGGCTTCTGTATCATTAAAAACTTTGAAGAGTAAAGCGGTGAGCTCACTTGGTGATTTTCATGCTATTGACTTAACCAGTAAAAATGGGCGAGAGCTATGTCGTACACTTGCCTATAAAACATTCGAAAAAATCATAATCAATACAGATAATAAAACCTGTGATATCTATTTTATGAATGGCATTGTTTTTAAACACTATCCTTTAATGAAAACAATATCCGCCCAGCAGGCGATAAGTACTCTCAAATATATGGTTGATGGTGAGGTTTATTTTTGAGTAATAATCACTTTTTCAACCGTGCTATAGTAAGAAAGTTAGGTAAGTACAATAAAATTATCTATCCTGAACGAAGCGTCCTGAGCTATGGTTTTACTATAGGGACTGCCAATGGATGCTGGCGTTCTCGTTCTAGCAGTTCAACAATCCCCAATCACAAAACAATTCACTGATAACGAACTTTGCACACTCGCCTGGTTATGGCGAGCAGGGAATGTGATGTTAATTGCCTACCAGAACGTTACTCATCTTCTTCAGGATGCGGAGCATGGTGAAGCTGGTCACTTCACTTCCATCGAGCAAGAATATCCCCAGATACTCAACAGAGCGCGAGCAATCCTCGTCCGAGAAACGGCACATGTAAAACTTCAGCCGTGGCAGGATGATAAGTGGAGTCGAGTATTGCCGTATTTGCGTCAAATCTGTTAGGAGTATAGCCGCCAGCCATGAGTGTTGTATTAAAACAAGGATGTCTATATATGGGATAGCGAGAGTATGAATATCAGTTATTTTGAGAGTTAACTGATTGTGAAATTAGTTTTTTTCACAAACGAGTGGGGTTACTATGATGAGTGTTCTAATGCATAGGGAACACCTAATTTTTTCAATGAATTCAAATTGATAGGATCAAAAATGGCACAACAGAGAACTACCTCCCTCAGATCCATACCTTTAGACTTAGATGTTAAGCAAGAGGCTGTCATTAACGGTATAGAAATGGGGGTACTCGATAACGGAATTCCGTACCTTACTCAGAATGGGTTGGCAAATGTTTGTGGTGTTCAGCGTTTGCGAATCAAGGAAATTACCGATGAGTGGGCTCAATCCGTTGAGAACGGTATTTTCAAAAAAGGAAGAATGACTTTTATTGGTACATATCTTCTTAATGAAGGTTTTACAGATGAAAAACTTTATATACCAATAATTCGAAATGGTGTTGAGTACCATGCTTATCCAGATGTTGTATGCATGGCTATACTTGAATACTATGCCTTTGAAGCAAAACAAGCAGAAAGTGAGACTGCAATTAGATCTTACAGAGAGCTTGCTAAAAAAGGCCTCAAGACATTTATATACGAGGCGCTAAAATATCAACCGGAGGACCCGTGGAGGCATTACCATGACAGAGTATCTTTATTAAAAGATAAGGGAACCATACCTGATGGGTATTTCATTATATTTAATGAAATTGCAGGTATGATGGTAGATCTCATCAATGCTGGATTAGCGATTAATCAGCATACCGTACCTGATGGCAGTGTTGGTTCTTGCTGGGCGCGTCACTGGAAAGCAAAGGGGTTAGCAACAGAATTTGGAGAAAGAGTAGACTGTGAGCATTATTACCCTGAAGATTTTCTTCAGGCAAGTTCCAATCCTCAGATCATTAATGCCTATCCTGATTCTGCATTGTCAGAGTTTCGTAGATGGTTTAAGCATGAATATTTAACCACAAAGTTCCCACCGTATATTCTTAAAAAATCAAACGTGCTTCCTGGTGGTACAGAAGATGCTAATCGTCTGATAGAAGCTTTCAAAAAATCAGAGCTAGAAAATAAACCATAATTGTTTTTTGGCTTTTGATTTTACATAATCATTTTGCCATAATCATGTCATCGGAGCCTGAACAACTCCGGTGACTTCTGCGCTAAACGGGGACGTTTATGCGCACATACAATCCAAACTCTCTTCTCCCTTCACAGATGCAGAGATGCACCTGCGATTTTTTGCATCCAGCGTTTGACCTCTGCGGAGGTGAAGCGTGAATCTCCCACAAGATGGCATCAAATTACATCGCGGTAACTTCACCGCTATCGGTCGGCAGATCCAGCCTTATCTGGAGGAGGGCAAATGCTTTCGCATGGTGCTTAAACCGTGGCGTGAGAAACGCAGTCTTTCCCAGAATGCACTCAGCCACATGTGGTACAGCGAAATCAGTGAATACCTCATCAACAGGGGTAAAACGTTCGCCACTCCAGCTTGGGTAAAAGATGCTCTCAAACACACATATCTCGGTTATGAAACCAAAGACCTGGTTGATGTCGTAACCGGTGATATCACCACTATCCAGTCGTTACGCCATACCTCCGATCTTGATACCGGAGAGATGTATGTCTTCCTGTGTAAGGTTGAAGCCTGGGCGGTGAATATTGGCTGCCACCTGACTATTCCGCAGAGCTGCGAGTTCCAGCTGCTCCGTGACAAGCAGGAGGCGTAATGGCTACACCGCTTATTCGTGTCATGAACGGACACATCTACAGAGTATCAAATCGTCGTAAGCGTAAGCCTGAGCCGAAGCCATCCGAAATACCAACACTGCTCGGATATACCGCTAGCCTGGTTGATAAAAAATGGTTGCGACTGGCAGCAAGGAGGAATCATGGCTGATTTGAGAAAAGCAGCGCGTGGTCGGGAATGCCAGGTAAGAATCCCTGGCGTATGTAATGGCAATTCTGAAACGTCTGTACTGGCACATATCCGGCTGGCTGGATTGTGCGGTACCGGTATCAAACCGCCAGACCTGATTGCCACCATTGCATGTTCTGTCTGCCACGACGAAATCGACCGCCGCACACATTTTGTCGATGCTGCATATGCAAAAGAATGCGCGCTGGAAGGTATGGCGAGAACACAGGTTATCTGGCTGAAAGAGGGGGTTATTAAGGCGTGAATACCTACAGCATCACATTACCCTGGCCTCCGAGCAATAATCGCTATTACCGCCATAATCGCGGGCGCACGCACATCAGCGCAGAAGGGCAGGCATACCGCGATAACGTCACCCGAATCATTAAAAACGCAATGCTGGATATCGGCCTGGCTATGCCAGTGAAAATCCGTATTGAGTGCCACATGCCGGATCGCCGTCGCCGTGACCTGGATAATCTGCAAAAAGCCGCTTTTGACGCACTCACCAAAGCAGGTTTCTGGCTGGATGATGCTCAGGTCGTTGATTACCGCGTTGTGAAGATGCCTGTTACCAAAGGTGGGAGGCTGGAACTGACCATCACCGAAATGGGGAATGAATGATGTTTGAGTTTTATATGGCAGAACTTCTTCGCCACCGCTGGGGGCATCTGCGCTTATATCGTTTCCCCGGTTCTGTTTTGACCGATTACCGAATACTGAAGAATTACGCCAAAACCCTGACAGGAGCAGGAGTATGAAGTCAGAGATAACAATCAACTAATACTGTTTTGTTGATTTTTGCTTGTAATTGGCGTTCTGGTCTGATTTTTGTGGAGTAAGTTGATGCGTGATATTCAGATGGTTCTTGAGCGTTGGGGAGCGTGGGCGGCTAATAATCATGAAGATGTGACCTGGTCGTCCATTGCCGCCGGTTTTAAGGGATTAATTACTTCAAAAGTAAAATCTCGCCCGCAATGTTGTGACGATGACGCGATGATTATTTGCGGGTGCATGGCCCGTCTGAAAAAGAACAACAGCGATTTGCACGATTTATTAGTAGATTATTATGTAGTCGGTATGACATTCATGTCACTGGCAGGTAAGCATTGCTGCTCTGATGGTTATATCGGGAAAAGGTTACAGAAGGCTGAGGGCATAATTGAAGGGATGTTAATGGCATTAGATATCCGGTTAGAGATGGATATCGTTGTTAATAACTCTAATTAATATGCCAATTGTTTACTAAAAATTATTAAAAATGGGGCGTTGAGACGCCCCCAAAAATCAAGGGTAATATATAACAGAAGGTTTATATAGTTAGAAGCAAGGTTGTGCTTCTAAAGGAAGTGGCTTGAGGGAGCCACTTATATGTTGGGGAGGCAACGCCTCCCGCAACATATCTTTTTCGTAATCAGATTAGAACTGGTAAACCAGACCTACAGCAACGATGTCATCAGTGCTTACACCGAGTGCTTTAGTGAAGTCATTTTTGTCAAGCAGGTTGATTTTGTAATCAACGAAAGTAGACATATTTTTGTTGAAGTAATAGGTTGCACCTACATCAACATATTTGACTAAGTCCTGATCGCCCCATACTCCAAGATCTTTACCTTTAGATTGCAGGTAAGCAACGGACGGACGCAGACCGAAATCGAACTGATATTGTGCAACAGCTTCGAAGTTTTGGGCTTTATTAGCAACGAAGTGATCAGCAAATACAGTCATATTCTGGGTTTCAGAATAGGTAGTGGCCAGGTAAATGTTGTTAGCGTCATATTTCAGACCTGCGGCCCAAACTTCTGCATTTTTACCGGAAGCAAATACTTCAGGAAGAACTTTCCCTGCATTAACTTGAGTGTCGGTACGATCAGATTTCGCATAAGTTGCACCGATACCGAATCCTTCGTATTCATAGGTAGCAGAGAAACCGAAGCCATCACCGTTACCTTCAGTGTAGTTATCGAAATCGCTACGATCGTTTTTGCCTTGGTACTGAGCAGCAAAGTTCAGACCATCAACCAGACCAAAGAAGTCGTTGTTACGATAGGTTGCAACACCAGTGGTGCGACCAGTCATGAACACATCTGTTTGGGTCCAGGTATCGCCACCGAATTCTGGCAGAACGTCAGTCCACGCACCGATGTCGTATGCTACACCGTAGTTACGGCCGTAATCGATTGAGCCGTAGTCACCGAATTTCAGGCCTGCAAATGCAAGACGGGTTTTGTCTTTGGAGGAACCTTGAGATTCAGCGCGGTTGCCTTTGAATTCATATTCCCACTGACCGAAACCAGTCAGTTGATCGTTGATTTGGGTTTCACCTTTGAAGCCAAGACGGGCATAAGTAGTATCACCATCATCTGCATCATTAGAGGAGAAGTAGTGCTTGGCATTAACTTTCCCGTACAGATCCAGCTTGTTACTGTCTTTATTATAAATTTCAGCTGCCTGAGCAGACATCGCCATCAGTACTGATGCAGCTACAGCAGAAATTGCCACTGTTAATTTTTTCATCGTGAGCCCTTTTTTTTGAACTATTATTAAAAAATGATGTCACTGCGCGATAAATATTCATCTAATCAATGTGATTATTTCAAGATGTAAGTTTTAGTTTCTCATTTAATTTGTGAAGTAGATCTCTATTTTTATCTGAACTTTTTCTATCGAAACCTATTTATGGCTCTTATTTGAACAAAAATAAACCTATTAGCTAATTTATATTAATGGTTGTTATTTATGGAGGTTCTATAATTCGGCAGTTTAATTTAAACCAACTAAAAATAACGTCTGAAATTATTTATTGGTTATTTGTTGAGGTTTTCTTATGTATTTGTGGTGGTGTTTTGAACACTCGGTAGCATTCTCATAAATATCATTCAGTGGTTTACGTACGTAAAAAATTGGTTATGCTGTTAAGAGTGGTTACTTCGTCACACAGCTTAAACCCGCCGTCGAGCTGGTTTTTCCATTTTTTGAGTCTCGATATTAGCTGATAACTCAATACCTGAGTTATTCACTGACTCCGAGTCTGTTACGTTTCTGCTTTTTTGCGATACGTTGTATTCCCTCAATTTACACCCGCTTTGTCTGCGAGGTGGGGTTATGAAATCCATGGATAAGTTAACAACGGGTGTCGCCTATGGCACCTCAGCAGGTAGTGCCGGTTACTGGTTTTTACAGCTGCTCGATAAAGTCACGCCCTCACAGTGGGCAGCAATAGGTGTGCTGGGTAGCCTGGTATTTGGCCTGCTGACGTACCTGACAAACCTTTATTTCAAGATTAAAGAAGATAAGCGCAAGGCTGCGAGAGGTGAATAATGCCTCCATCATTACGAAAAGCCGTTGCTGCTGCTATTGGTGGCGGAGCAATTGCTATAGCATCAGTGTTAATTACTGGCCCAAGTGGTAACGATGGTCTGGAAGGTGTCAGCTACATACCATACAAAGATATTGTTGGTGTATGGACTGTATGTCACGGGCATACAGGAAAAGACATCATGCTCGGTAAAACGTATACCAAAGCAGAATGCAAAGCCCTCCTGAATAAAGACCTTGCCACGGTCGCCAGACAAATTAACCCGTACATAAAAGTTGATATACCGGAAACAACGCGCGGCGCTCTTTACTCGTTCGTTTACAACGTGGGCGCTGGCAATTTCAGAACATCGACGCTTCTTCGCAAAATAAACCAGGGCGATATCAAAGGCGCATGTGATCAGCTACGTCGCTGGACATATGCTGGCGGTAAGCAATGGAAAGGTCTCATGACTCGTCGTGAGATTGAGCGTGAAATCTGTTTGTGGGGTCAGCAATGAACAGAGTAACCGCGATTATCTCCGCTCTGGTTATCTGCATCATCGTTTGCCTGTCATGGGCTGTTAATCATTACCGTGATAACGCCATTACCTACAAAGCCCAGCGCGACAAAAATGCCAGAGAACTGAAGCTGGCGAACGCGGCAATTACTGACATGCAGATGCGTCAGCGTGATGTTGCTGCGCTCGATGCAAAATACACGAAGGAGTTAGCTGATGCGAAAGCTGAAAATGATGCTCTGCGTGATGATGTTGCCGCTGGTCGTCGTCGGTTGCACATCAAAGCAGTCTGTCAGTCAGTGCGTGAAGCCACCACCGCCTCCGGCGTGGATAATGCAGCCTCCCCCCGACTGGCAGACACCGCTGAACGGGATTATTTCACCCTCAGAGAGAGGCTGATCACTATGCAAAAACAACTGGAAGGAACCCAGAAGTATATTAATGAGCAGTGCAGATAGAGCTGCCCATATCGATGGGCAACTCATGCAATTATTGTGAGCAATACACACGCGCTTCCAGCGGAGTATAAATGCCTAAAGTAATAAAACCGAGAAATCCATTTACGAATGTTTGCTGGGTTTCTGTTTTAACAACATTTTCTGCGCCGCCACAAATTTTGGCTGCATCAACAGTTTTCTCCTGTCCAATTCCCGAAACGAAGAAGTGATGGGTGATGGTTTCCTTTGGTGTTACTGCTGTCGGTTTGTTTCCAACAGTAAACGTCTGTTGAGCACATCCTGTAATAAGCATTGCCAGAGCGGCAGAAAACAACATTTTTTTCATCTTATTATCCTGCATTGTTAAAAACGGCAGAATCCTATGTGACAACAATTAAACGATAGTTAAATGGATTGATGAAAATTAAAACTATATAGGTGTACGCTCAGACTATTGGAGGAAGTTGGGGACACTCAGAATCCTGTGGAATGAAATAAACCGGTCTATCCGTCTATTACCCTTTTAGCTGCGCTGTATCGTCGCCGTATTCCCGCATTAACCATGACCGTAGCCCGACGGGGAATTCCTTCTGCGTGAGTGTGCGGGAATAATCAAAAACGATGCACACCGGGTTTTACTGTGCTGACAGACGCAGGGTTACCCTCATAGTCGCTTTTCCGGTGCGATGGTGGAAGAAACCGGGATGTTCATCCATCATCACTTTGGATTGATGTATATGCTCTCTTTTCTGACGTTAGTCTCCGACGGCAGGCTTCAATGACCCAGGCTGAGAAATTCCCGGACCCTTTTTGCTCAAGAGCGATGTTAATTTGTTCAATCATTTGGTTAGGAAAGCGGATGTTGCGGGTTGTTGTTCTGCGGGTTCTGTTCTTCGTTGACATGAGGTTGCCCCGTATTCAGTGTCGCTGATTTGTATTGTCTGAAGTTGTTTTTACGTTAAGTTGATGCAGATCAATTAATACGATACCTGCGTCATAATTGATTATTTGACGTGGTTTGATGGCGTAGATGCACGTTGTGACATGTAGATGATAATTATTATCATTTTTGCGGGTCCTTTCCGGCGATCCGACAGGTTACGGGGCGGCGACCTCGCGGGTTTTCGCTATTTATGAAAATTTTCCGGTTTAAGGCGTTTCCGTTCTTCTTCGTCATAACTTAATGTTTTTATTTAAAATACCCTCTGAAAAGAAAGGAAACGACAGGTGCTGAAAGCGAGCTTTTTGGCCTCTGTCGTTTCCTTTCTCTGTTTTTGTCCGTGGAATGAACAATGGAAGTCAACAAAAAGCAGCTGGCTGACATTTTCGGTGCGAGTATCCGTACCATTCAGAACTGGCAGGAACAGGGAATGCCCGTTCTGCGAGGCGGTGGCAAGGGTAATGAGGTGCTTTATGACTCTGCCGCCGTCATAAAATGGTATGCCGAAAGGGATGCTGAAATTGAGAACGAAAAGCTGCGCCGGGAAGTTGAAGAACTGCGGCAGGCCAGCGAGACAGATCTCCAGCCAGGGACTATTGAGTACGAACGCCATCGACTTACGCGTGCGCAGGCCGACGCACAGGAGCTGAAAAATGCCAGAGACTCCGCTGAAGTGGTGGAAACCGCATTCTGTACTTTCGTGCTGTCGCGGATCGCAGGTGAAATTGCCAGTATTCTCGACGGGATCCCCCTGTCGGTGCAGCGGCGTTTTCCGGAACTGGAAAACCGACATGTTGATTTCCTGAAACGGGATATCATCAAAGCCATGAACAAAGCAGCCGCGCTGGATGAACTGATACCGGGGTTGCTGAGTGAATATATCGAACAGTCAGGTTAACAGGCTGCGGCATTTTGTCCGCGCCGGGCTTCGCTCACTGTTCAGGCCGGAGCCACAGACCGCCGTTGAATGGGCGGATGCCAATTACTATCTCCCAAAAGAATCCGCATACCAGGAAGGGCGCTGGGAAACACTGCCCTTTCAGCGGGCCATCATGAATGCGATGGGCAGCGACTACATCCGTGAGGTGAATGTGGTGAAGTCTGCCCGTGTCGGTTATTCCAAAATGCTGCTGGGTGTTTATGCCTACTTTATAGAGCATAAGCAGCGCAACACCCTTATCTGGTTGCCGACGGATGGTGATGCCGAGAACTTTATGAAAACCCACGTTGAGCCGACCATCCGCGATATTCCGTCGCTGCTGGCGCTGGCTCCGTGGTATGGCAAAAAGCACCGGGATAACACGCTCACTATGAAGCGTTTTTCCAATGGTCGTGGCTTCTGGTGCCTGGGCGGTAAAGCGGCAAAAAACTACCGTGAAAAGTCGGTGGATGTGGCGGGTTATGATGAACTTGCTGCCTTTGATGAGGATATTGAACAGGAAGGCTCTCCGACGTTCCTTGGCGACAAACGTATTGAAGGCTCGGTCTGGCCAAAGTCCATCCGTGGCTCCACGCCCAAAGTGAGAGGCACCTGCCAGATTGAGCGTGCAGCCAGTGAATCCCCGCATTTTATGCGTTTTCATGTTGCCTGCCCGCACTGCGGGGAGGAGCAGTATCTTAAATTTGGCGACAAAGAGACGCCGTTTGGCCTCAAATGGACGCCGGATGACCCCTCCAGCGTGTTTTATCTCTGCGAGCATAATGCCTGCGTCATCCGCCAGCAGGAGCTGGACTTTACTGATGCCCGTTATATCTGCGAAAAGACCGGGATCTGGACCCGTGATGGCATTCTCTGGTTTTCGTCATCCGGTGAAGAGATTGAGCCGCCGGACAGTGTGACCTTTCACATCTGGACGGCGTACAGCCCGTTCACCACCTGGGTGCAGATTGTCAAAGACTGGATGAAGACGAAAGGGGATACGGGAAAACGTAAAACCTTCGTGAACACCACGCTCGGTGAGACATGGGAAGCGAAAATTGGCGAACGTCCGGATGCTGAGGTGATGGCGGAGCGGAAAGAGCATTATTCAGCGCCCGTTCCTGACCGTGTGGCTTACCTGACCGCCGGTATCGACTCCCAGCTGGACCGCTACGAAATGCGCGTATGGGGATGGGGGCCGGGTGAGGAAAGCTGGCTGATTGACCGGCAGATTATTATGGGCCGCCACGACGATGAACAGACGCTGCTGCGTGTGGATGAGGCCATCAATAAAACCTATACCCGCCGGAATGGTGCAGAAATGTCGGTATCCCGTATCTGCTGGGATACTGGCGGGATTGACCCGACCATTGTGTATGAACGCTCGAAAAAGCATGGGCTGTTCCGGGTGATCCCCATTAAAGGGGCATCCGTCTACGGAAAGCCAGTGGCCAGCATGCCACGTAAGCGAAACAAAAACGGGGTTTACCTTACCGAAATCGGTACGGATACCGCGAAAGAGCAGATTTATAACCGCTTCACACTGACGCCGGAAGGGGATGAACCGCTTCCCGGTGCCGTTCACTTCCCGAATAACCCGGATATTTTTGATCTGACCGAAGCGCAGCAGCTGACTGCTGAAGAGCAGGTCGAAAAATGGGTGGATGGCAGGAAAAAAATACTGTGGGACAGCAAAAAGCGACGCAATGAGGCGCTCGACTGCTTCGTTTATGCGCTGGCGGCGCTGCGCATCAGTATTTCCCGCTGGCAGCTGGATCTCAGTGCACTGCTGGCGAGCCTGCAGGAAGAGGATGGTGCAGCAACCAACAAGAAAACACTGGCAGATTACGCCCGTGCCTTATCCGGAGAGGATGAATGACGCGACAGGAAGAACTTGCCGCTGCCCGTGCGGCACTGCATGACCTGATGACAGGAAAACGGGTGGCAACGGTACAGAAAGACGGACGGCGAGTGGAGTTTACGGCCACTTCCGTGTCTGACCTGAAAAAATACATTGCGGAGCTGGAAGTGCAGACCGGCATGACACAGCGACGCAGGGGACCTGCAGGATTTTATGTATGAAAACGTCCTCCATTCCCACCCTTCTGGGGCCGGACGGCATGACATCGCTGCGTGAATATGCCGGTTATCACGGCGGTGGCAGCGGATTTGGTGGGCAGTTGCGGGCGTGGAACCCACCGGGTGAAAGTGTGGATGCAGCCCTGTTGCCCAACTTTACCCGTGGCAATGCCCGCGCGGACGATCTGGTACGCAATAACGGCTATGCCGCCAACGCCATCCAGCTGCATCAGGATCATATCGTCGGGTCTTTTTTCCGGCTCAGTCATCGCCCAAGCTGGCGCTATCTGGGCATCGGGGAGGAAGAAGCCCGTGCCTTTTCCCGCGAGGTTGAAGCGGCATGGAAAGAGTTTGCCGAGGATGACTGCTGCTGCATTGACGTTGAGCGAAAACGCACGTTTACCATGATGATTCGGGAAGGTGTGGCCATGCACGCCTTTAACGGTGAACTGTTCGTTCAGGCCACCTGGGATACCAGTTCGTCGCGGCTTTTCCGGACACAGTTCCGGATGGTCAGCCCGAAGCGCATCAGCAACCCGAACAATACCGGCGACAGCCGGAACTGCCGTGCCGGTGTGCAGATTAATGACAGCGGTGCGGCGCTGGGATATTACGTCAGCGAGGACGGGTATCCTGGCTGGATGCCGCAGAAATGGACATGGATACCCCGTGAGTTACCCGGCGGGCGTGCCTCGTTCATTCACGTTTTTGAACCCGTGGAGGACGGGCAGACCCGCGGTGCAAATGTGTTTTACAGCGTGATGGAGCAGATGAAGATGCTCGACACGCTGCAGAACACGCAGCTCGTATAACTTCGTATAATGTATGCTATACGAAGTTATTACGCAGCAGGTCCGTGAAACGATGGAGCGCCGTGCAGCCGGCTTAAACCGCCGCCTGGGCGGCTGCGGCATTTGAATCCGGACTGCGACAATCAACAGAGGAGGAGAAGAGTGACAGCAGAGCTGCGTAATCTCCCGCATATTGCCAGCATGGCTTTTAATGAGCCGCTGATGCTTGAACCCGCCTATGCGCGGGTTTTCTTTTGTGCGCTTGCAGGCCAGCTTGGGATCAGTCGCCTGACGGATGCAGTATCCGGCGACAGCCTGACTGCCGGAGAGGCACCCGCGGCGCTGGCGTTATCCGGTGATGATGACGGACCACGACAGGCCCGCAGTTATCAGGTCATGAACGGCATCGCCGTGCTGCCGGTGTCCGGTACGCTGGTCAGCCGGACGCGGGCGCTGCAGCCGTATTCGGGAATGACCGGTTACAACGGCATTATCGCCCGTCTGCAACAGGCTGCCAGCGATCCGATGGTGGACGGCATTCTGCTCGATATGGACACACCGGGCGGGATGGTGGCGGGAGCATTTGACTGTGCTGACATCATCGCCCGTGTGCGTGACATAAAGCCGGTATGGGCGCTGGCCAACGACATGAACTGCAGTGCAGGTCAGCTGCTTGCCAGCGCCGCCTCCCGGCGTCTGGTCACGCAGACCGCCCGGACAGGCTCCATCGGCGTCATGATGGCTCACAGTAATTACGGCGCTGCGCTGGAGAAACAGGGCGTGGAAATCACGCTGATTTACAGCGGCAGCCATAAGGTGGATGGCAACCCCTACAGCCATCTACCGGGTGATGTCCGGGAGACACTGCAGTCCCGGATGGATGCAACCCGCCGGATGTTTGCGCAGAAGGTGTCGGCATATACCGGCCTGTCCGTGCAGGCTGTGCTGGATACCGAGGCTGCAGTGTACAGCGGTCAGGAGGCCATTGATGCCGGACTGGCTGATGAACTTGTCAACAGCACCGATGCGATCACCGTTATGCGTGATGCACTGGATGCACGTAAATCCCGTCTCTCAGGAGGGCGAATGACCAAAGAGACTCAATCAACAACTGTTTCAGCCACTGCTTCGCAGGCTGACGTTACTGACGTGGTGCAAGCGACGGAGGGCGAAAACGCCAGCGCGGCGCAGCCGGACGTGAACGCGCAGATCACCGCTGCGGTTGCGGCAGAAAACAGCCGCATTATGGGGATCCTCAACTGTGAGGAAGCTCACGGACGCGAAGAACAGGCACGTGTGCTGGCCGAAACCCCCGGTATGACCGTGGAAACGGCCCGCCGCATTCTGGCAGCTGCACCACAGAGTGCACAGGCGCGCAGTGACACTGCGCTGGATCGTCTGATGCAGGGGGCACCGGCACCACTGGCTGCAGGTAACCCGGCATCTGATGCCGTTAACGATTTGCTGAACACACCAGTGTAAGGGATGTTTATGACGAGCAAAGAAACCTTTACCCATTACCAGCCGCTGGGCAACAGTGACCCGGCACATACGGCAACCGCGCCCGGCGGATTGAGTGCGAAAGCGCCTGCAATGACCCCGCTGATGCTGGACACCTCCACCCGTAAGCTGGTTGCGTGGGATGGCACCACCGACGGTACTGCCGTTGGCATTCTGGCGGTTGATGCTGACCAGACCAGCACCACGCTGACGTTCTACAAGTCCGGCACGTTCCGTTATGAGGATGTGCTCTGGCCGGAGGCTGCCAGCGACGAGACGAAAAAACGGACCGCGTTTGCCGGAACGGCAATCAGCATCGTTTAACCTTACCCTTCATCACTAAAGGCCGCCTGTGCGGCTTTTTTTACGGGATTTTTTTATGTCGATGTACACAACCGCCCAGCTGCTGGCGGCAAATGAGCAGAAATTTAAGTTTGATCCGCTGTTTCTGCGTCTCTTTTTCCGTGAGAGCTATCCCTTCACCACGGAGAAAGTCTATCTCTCACAAATTCCGGGACTGGTAAACATGGCGCTGTACGTTTCGCCGATTGTTTCCGGTGAGGTTATCCGTTCCCGTGGCGGCTCCACCTCTGAATTTACGCCGGGATATGTCAAACCCAAGCATGAGGTGAATCCGCAGATGACCCTGCGTCGCCTGCCGGATGAAGATCCGCAGAATCTGGCGGACCCGGCTTACCGCCGCCGTCGCATCATCATGCAGAACATGCGAGACGAAGAGCTGGCCATTGCTCAGGTCGAAGAGATGCAGGCAGTTTCTGCTGTGCTTAAGGGCAAATACACCATGACCGGTGAAGCCTTCGATCCGGTTGAGGTGGATATGGGCCGCAGTGCGGCGAACAACATCACACAGTCCGGTGGTACGGAGTGGAGCAAGCGTGACAAGTCCACGTATGACCCGACCGACGATATCGAAGCCTATGCGCTGAACGCCAGCGGCGTGGTGAATATCATCGTGTTTGATCCGAAAGGCTGGGCGCTGTTCCGTTCCTTCAAAGCCGTCAAGGAGAAGCTGGATACCCGTCGCGGCTCTCATTCCGAGCTGGAGACAGCGGTAAAAGACCTGGGCGAAGCGGTGTCCTATAAGGGGATGTATGGCGATACGGCGATCGTCGTGTATTCCGGACAGTACGTGGAAAACGACGTCAAAAAGAACTTCCTGCCGGACAACACGATGGTGCTGGGGAACACTCAGGCACGCGGTCTGCGCACCTATGGCTGCATTCAGGATGCGGACGCACAGCGCGAAGGTATTAACGCCTCTGCCCGCTACCCGAAAAACTGGGTGACCACCGGCGATCCGGCGCGTGAGTTCACCATGATTCAGTCAGCACCGCTGATGCTGCTGGCTGATCCTGATGCGTTCGTGTCCGTACAACTGGCGTAATCATGGCCCTTCGGGGCCATTTTCTCTCTGTGGAGGAGTCCATGACGAAAGATGAACTGATTGCCCGTCTTCAGGTGCTGGGTGAGCAACTGAACCGTGATGTCAGCCTGACGGGGACGAAAGAAGAACTGGTGCTCCGTGTGGCAGAGCTGGAAGAGGAGCTTGATGACACGGATGACGCTGCCGGTCAGGACACATCTGTCAGCCCGGAAAATGCGCTGACCGGACATGAAAATGAGGTGGTATCAGCGCAGCCGGATACCGTGATTGATACGGCTGCTCTGGTCACGGTCGTGGCACTGGTGACGCTGCATACTGATGCACTTCACGCCACGCGGGATGAGCCTGTGGCATTTGTGCTGCCGGGAACGGCGTTTCGTGTCTCTGCCGGTGTGGCAGCCGAAATGACAGAACATGGCCTGGCCAGAATGCAATAACGGGAGGCGCTGTGGCTGATTCCGATAACCTGTTCGATGCTGCCATTGCCCGCGCCGATGAAACGATACGCGGGTACATGGGAACGTCAGCCACCATGACATCCGGTGAGCTGTCCGGTGCTGTGATACGTGGTGTTTTTGATGACCCTGAAAATATCAGCTATGCCGGACAGGGGGTGCGCGTTGAAGGCTCCAGCCCGTCCCTGTTTGTCCGGACTGATGATGTGCGGCAGCTGCGGCGTGGAGACACACTGACCATCGGCGAGGAAAACTTCTGGGTGGACCGGATTTCGCCGGATGATGGCGGAAGCTGTCATCTCTGGCTTGGGCGTGGCGTGCCGCCTGCCGTTAACCGTCGCCGCTGAAAGGGGGATGTATGGCCATAAAAGGTCTTGAGCAGGCCGTTGAAAACCTCAGCCGTATCAGCAAAACGGCGGTGCCTGGTGCCGCCGCAATGGCCATTAACCGCGTTGCGTCATCCGCGATATCGCAGTCTGCGTCACAGGTTGCCCGTGAGACAAAGGTACGCCGGAAACTGGTAAAGGAAAGGGCCAGGCTGAAAAGGGCCACGGTCAAAAATCCGCAGGCCAGAATCAGGGTTAACCGGGGGATTTGCCCGTAATCAAGCTGGGTAACGCGCGGGTTGTCCTTTCCCGCCGCAGACGTCGTAAAAAGGGGCAGCGTTCATCCCTGAAAGGTGGCGGCAGCGTGCTTGTGGTGGGAAACCGTCGTATTCCCGGCGCGTTTATTCAGCAACTGAAAAATGGCCGGTGGCATGTCATGCAGCGTGTGGCCGGGAAAAACCGTTACCCCATTGATGTGGTGAAAATCCCGATGGCGGTGCCGCTGACCACGGCGTTTAAACAGAATATTGAACGGATACGGCGTGAACGTCTTCCGAAAGAGCTGGGCTATGCGCTGCAGCATCAACTGAGAATGGTAATAAAGCGATGAAACATACTGAACTCCGTGCAGCCGTACTGGATGCACTGGAGAAGCATGACACCGGGGCGACGTTTTTTGATGGTCGCCCCGCTGTTTTTGATGAGGCGGATTTTCCGGCAGTTGCCGTTTATCTCACCGGCGCTGAATACACGGGCGAAGAGCTGGACAGCGATACATGGCAGGCGGAGCTGCATATTGAAGTTTTCCTGCCTGCTCAGGTGCCGGATTCAGAGCTGGATGCGTGGATGGAGTCCCGGATTTATCCGGTGATGAGTGATATCCCGGCACTGTCAGATTTGATCACCAGTATGGTGGCCAGCGGCTATGACTACCGGCGCGACGATGATGCGGGCCTGTGGAGTTCAGCCGATCTGACTTATGTCATTACCTATGAAATGTGAGGACGCTATGCCTGTACCAAATCCTGTAATGCCGGTGAAAGGTGCCGGGACCACGCTGTGGGTTTATAAGGGAAGCGGTGACCCTTATGCGAATCCGCTTTCAGACGTTGACTGGTCGCGTCTGGCAAAAGTTAAAGACCTGACGCCCGGCGAACTGACCGCTGAGTCCTATGACGACAGCTATCTCGATGATGAAGATGCAGACTGGACTGCGACCGGGCAGGGGCAGAAATCTGCCGGAGATACCAGCTTCACGCTGGCGTGGATGCCCGGAGAGCAGGGGCAGCAGGCGCTGCTGGCGTGGTTTAATGAAGGGGATACCCGAGCCTATAAAATCCGCTTCCCGAACGGCACGGTCGATGTGTTCCGCGGCTGGGTCAGCAGTATCGGTAAGGCGGTGACGGCGAAGGAAGTGATCACCCGCACGGTGAAAGTCACCAACGTGGGCCGTCCGTCGATGGCAGAAGATCGCAGCACGGTGACGGCGACAACCGGCATGACTGTGACGCCTGCCAGCACCTCGGTGGTGAAAGGGCAGAGCACCACGCTGACCGTGGCATTCCAGCCGGAAGGCGCAACCGACAAGAGCTTCCGTGCGGTGTCTGCGGATAAAACAAAAGCCACCGTGTCGGTCAGTGGTATGACCATCACCGTGAAAGGTGTTGCTGCAGGCAAGGTCAACATTCCGGTCGTATCCGGTAATGGTGAACTTGCTGCGGTTGCAGAAATCACCGTCACCGCCAGTTAATCCGGGGAGTCAGCGATGTTCCTGAAAACCGAATCATTTGAACATAACGGTGTGACCGTCACGCTTTCTGAACTGTCAGCCCTGCAGCGAATTGAGCATCTCGCCCTGCTGAAACGACAGGCAGAACAGGCGGGATCCAGTCTCAATCGACAGGTGAGCGTGGAAGATCTCGTCAGAACCGGTGCTTTTCTGGTGGCGATGTCCCTGTGGCATAGCCATCCGCAGAAGACAAAGATGCCGTCCATGAATGAAGCCGTTAAACAAATTGAGCAGGAAGTGCTTACCACCTGGCCCACAGAGGCAATTGCTCAGGCTGAAAATGTGGTAATGCGTCTGTCCGGTATGTCTGAGTTTGTTGTGAATGATGCACCTGAACAGGCAGATGACGCCGGGCCAGCAGAGCCTGTTTCTGCGGGAAAGTGTTCGACGGTGAGCTGAGTTTTGCCCTGAAACTGGCGCGTGAGATGGGGCGACCCGACTGGCGCGCCATGCTTGCCGGGATGTCATCCACGGAGTATGCCGACTGGCACCGCTTTTACAGTACCCATTATTTTCATGATGTTCTGCTGGATATGCACTTTTCCGGGCTGACGTACACCGTACTCAGCCTGTTTTTCAGCGATCCGGATATGCATCCGCTGGATTTCAGTCTGCTGAACCGGCGCGAGGCTGACGAAGAGCCTGAAGATGATGTGCTGATGCAGAAAGCGGCAGGGCTTGCCGGAGGCGTCCGCTTTGGCCCGGACGGGAATGAAGTTATCCCCGCTTCCCCGGATGTGGCGGACATGACGGAGGATGACGTAATGCTGATGACAGTATCAGAAGGGATCGCAGGAGGAGTCCGGTATGGCTGAACCGGTAGGCGATCTGGTCGTTGATTTGAGTCTGGATGCGGCCAGATTTGACGAGCAGATGGCCAGAGTCAGGCGTCATTTTTCCGGTACGGAAAGTGATGCGAAAAAAACAGCGGCAGTCGTTGAACAGTCGATGAACCGGCAGGCGCTGGCTGCACAGAAAGCGGGAATTTCCGTCGGGCAGTATAAAGCCGCCATGCGTATGCTGCCTGCGCAGTTCACTGACGTGGCCACGCAGCTTGCAGGCGGGCAAAGTCCGTGGCTGATCCTGCTGCAACAGGGGGGTCAGGTGAAGGACTCCTTCGGCGGGATGATCCCCATGTTCCGGGGGCTTGCCGGTGCGATCACCCTGCCGATGGTGGGGGCTACCTCGCTGGCGGTGGCGACCGGAGCGCTGGCGTATGCCTGGTATCAGGGCAACTCAACCCTGTCCGATTTCAACAAAACGCTGGTCCTTTCCGGCAATCAGGCGGGACTGACGGCAGATCGTATGCTGGTCCTGTCCAGAGCCGGGCAGGCGGCAGGGCTGACGTTTAACCAGACCAGCGAGTCACTCAGCGCACTGGTTAAGGCGGGGGTAAGCGGTGAGGCTCAGATTGCGTCCATCAGCCAGAGTGTGGCGCGTTTCTCCTCTGCATCCGGCGTGGAGGTGGACAAGGTCGCTGAAGCCTTCGGGAAGCTGACCACAGACCCGACGTCGGGGCTGACGGCGATGGCACGCCAGTTCCATAACGTGACGGCGGAGCAGATTGCGTATGTTGCTCAGTTGCAGCGTTCCGGCGATGAAGCCGGGGCATTGCAGGCGGCGAACGAGGCCGCAACGAAAGGGTTTGATGACCAGACCCGACGCTTGAAAGAGAACATGGGCACGCTGGAAACCTGGGCAGACAGGACAGCACGGGCATTCAAATCCATGTGGGATGCGGTGCTGGATATTGGTCGTCCTGATACCGCGCAGGAGATGCTGATTAAGGCAGAGGCCGCGTTTAAGAAAGCGGACGATATCTGGAATCTGCGCAAGGATGATTATTTTGTTAACGATGAAGCGCGGGCGCGTTACTGGGATGATCGTGAAAAGGCCCGTCTTGCGCTTGAAGTCGCCCGAAAGAAGGCTGAGCAGCAGAGTCAACAGGACAAAAATGCGCAGCAGCAGAGCGATACCGAAGCGTCACGGCTGAAATATACCGAAGAGGCGCAGAAGGCTTACGAACGGCTGCAGACGCCGCTGGAGAAATATACCGCCCGTCAGGAAGAACTGAACAAGGCACTGAAAGACGGGAAAATCCTGCAGGCGGATTACAACACGCTGATGGCGGCGGCGAAAAAGGATTATGAAGCGACGCTGAAAAAGCCGAAACAGTCCGGCGTGAAGGTGTCTGCGGGCGATCGTCAGGAAGACAGTGCTCATGCTGCCCTGCTGACGCTTCAGGCAGAACTCCGGACGCTGGAGAAGCATGCCGGAGCAAATGAGAAAATCAGCCAGCAGCGCCGGGATTTGTGGAAGGCGGAGAGTCAGTTCGCGGTACTGGAGGAGGCGGCGCAACGTCGCCAGCTGTCTGCACAGGAGAAATCCCTGCTGGCGCATAAAGATGAGACGCTGGAGTACAAACGCCAGCTGGCTGCACTTGGCGACAAGGTTACGTATCAGGAGCGCCTGAACGCGCTGGCGCAGCAGGCGGATAAATTCGCACAGCAGCAACGGGCAAAACGGGCCGCCATTGATGCGAAAAGCCGGGGGCTGACTGACCGGCAGGCAGAACGGGAAGCCACGGAACAGCGCCTGAAGGAACAGTATGGCGATAATCCGCTGGCGCTGAATAACGTCATGTCAGAGCAGAAAAAGACCTGGGCGGCTGAAGACCAGCTTCGCGGGAGCTGGATGGCAGGCCTGAAGTCCGGCTGGAGTGAGTGGGAAGAGAGCGCCACGGACAGTATGTCGCAGGTAAAAAGTGCAGCCACGCAGACCTTTGATGGTATTGCACAGAATATGGCGGCGATGCTGACCGGCAGTGAGCAGAACTGGCGCAGCTTCACCCGTTCCGTGCTGTCCATGATGACAGAAATTCTGCTTAAGCAGGCAATGGTGGGGATTGTCGGGAGTATCGGCAGCGCCATTGGCGGGGCTGTTGGTGGCGGCGCATCCGCGTCAGGCGGTACAGCCATTCAGGCCGCTGCGGCGAAATTCCATTTTGCAACCGGAGGATTTACGGGAACCGGCGGCAAATATGAGCCAGCGGGGATTGTTCACCGTGGTGAATTTGTCTTCACGAAGGAGGCAACCAGCCGGATTGGCGTGGGGAATCTTTACCGGCTGATGCGCGGCTATGCCACCGGCGGTTATGTCGGTACACCGGGCAGCATGGCAGACAGCCGGTCGCAGGCGTCCGGGACGTTTGAGCAGAATAACCATGTGGTGATTAACAACGACGGCACGAACGGGCAGATAGGTCCGGCTGCTCTGAAGGCGGTGTATGACATGGCCCGCAAGGGTGCCCGTGATGAAATTCAGACACAGATGCGTGATGGTGGCCTGTTCTCCGGAGGTGGACGATGAAGACCTTCCGCTGGAAAGTGAAACCCGGTATGGATGTGGCTTCGGTCCCTTCTGTAAGAAAGGTGCGCTTTGGTGATGGCTATTCTCAGCGAGCGCCTGCCGGGCTGAATGCCAACCTGAAAACGTACAGCGTGACGCTTTCTGTCCCCCGTGAGGAGGCCACGGTACTGGAGTCGTTTCTGGAAGAGCACGGGGGCTGGAAATCCTTTCTGTGGACGCCGCCTTATGAGTGGCGGCAGATAAAGGTGACCTGCGCAAAATGGTCGTCGCGGGTCAGTATGCTGCGTGTTGAGTTCAGCGCAGAGTTTGAACAGGTGGTGAACTGATGCAGGATATCCGGCAGGAAACACTGAATGAATGCACCCGTGCGGAGCAGTCGGCCAGCGTGGTGCTCTGGGAAATCGACCTGACAGAGGTCGGTGGAGAACGTTATTTTTTCTGTAATGAGCAGAACGAAAAAGGTGAGCCGGTCACCTGGCAGGGGCGACAGTATCAGCCGTATCCCATTCAGGGGAGTGGTTTTGAACTGAATGGCAAAGGCACCAGTACGCGCCCCACGCTGACGGTTTCTAACCTGTACGGTATGGTCACCGGGATGGCGGAAGATCTGCAGAGTCTGGTCGGCGGAACGGTGGTCCGGCGTAAGGTTTACGCCCGTTTTCTGGATGCGGTGAACTTCGTCAACGGAAACAGTGACGCCGATCCGGAGCAGGAGGTGATCAGCCGCTGGCGCATTGAGCAGTGCAGCGAACTGAGCGCGGTGAGTGCCTCTTTTGTACTGTCCACGCCGACGGAAACGGACGGCGCTGTTTTTCCGGGACGTATCATGCTGGCCAACACCTGCACCTGGACCTATCGCGGCGATGAGTGCGGTTATCACGGTCCGGCGGTCGCGGATGAATATGACCAGCCAACGTCCGATATCACGAAGGATAAATGCAGCAAATGCCTGAGTGGCTGTAAGTTTCGCAATAACGTCGGCAACTTTGGCGGCTTCCTTTCCATTAACAAACTTTCGCAGTAAATCCCATGACACAGACAGAATCAGCGATTCTGGCGCACGCCCGGCGATGTGCGCCAGCGGAGTCGTGCGGCTTCGTGGTAAGCACGCCGGAGGGGGAAAGATATTTCCCCTGCGTGAATATCTCCGGTGAGCCGGAGGCGTATTTCCGTATGTCGCCGGAGGACTGGCTGCAGGCAGAAATGCAGGGTGAGATTGTGGCACTGGTCCACAGCCACCCCGGTGGTCTGCCCTGGCTGAGTGAGGCCGACCGGCGGCTGCAGGTGCAGAGTGATTTGCCGTGGTGGCTGGTCTGCCGGGGGACGATTCATAAGTTCCGCTGTGTGCCGCATCTCACCGGGCGGCGCTTTGAGCACGGGGTGACGGACTGTTACACGCTGTTCCGGGATGCTTATCATCTGGCGGGGATTGAGATGCCGGATTTTCATCGCGGGGATGACTGGTGGCGTCACGGTCAGAATCTCTATCTGGATAATCTGGAGGCCACAGGGCTGTATCAGGTGCCGTTGTCATCAGCACAACCGGGCGATGTGCTGCTGTGCTGTTTTGGTTCATCGGTGCCGAATCATGCCGCCATTTACTGTGGTGATGGCGAGCTGCTGCACCATATTCCTGAACAACTGAGCAAACGAGAGAGGTATACCGACAAATGGCAGCGACGCACACACTCCCTCTGGCGTCACCGGGCATGGCGCGCATCTGCCTTTACGGGGATTTGCAACGATTTGGCCGCCGCATCGACCTTCGTGTGAAAACGGGGGCTGAAGCCATCCGCGCACTGGCCACACAGCTCCCGGTGTTTCGTCAGAAACTGAGCGACGGCTGGTATCAGGTACGGATTGCCGGGCGGGACGTCAGCACGTCCGGGTTAACGGCGCAGTTACATGAGACTCTGCCTGATGGCGCTGTGATTCATATTGTTCCCAGAGTCGCCGGGGCCAAGTCAGGTGGCGTATTCCAGATTGTCCTGGGGGCTGCCGCCATTGCCGGATCATTCTTTACCGCCGGAGCCACCCTTGCAGCATGGGGGGCAGCCATTGGGGCCGGTGGTATGACCGGCATCCTGTTTTCTCTCGGTGCCAGTATGGTGCTCGGTGGTGTGGCGCAGATGCTGGCACCGAAAGCCAGAACTCCCCGTACACAGACAACGGATAACGGCAAACAGAACACCTATTTCTCCTCACTGGATAACATGGTTGCCCAGGGCAATGTTCTGCCGGTTCTGTACGGTGAAATGCGCGTGGGGTCGCGGGTGGTTTCTCAGGAGATCAGCACGGCAGACGAAGGGGACGGTGGTCAGGTTGTGGTGATTGGTCGCTGATGCAAAATGTTTTATGTGAAACCGCCTCCGGGCGGTTTTATCGTTTATGGAGCATGACGAATGGGTAAAGGCAGCAGTAAGGGGCATACCCCGCGCGAAGCGAAAGATAACCTGAAGTCCACGCAGCTGCTGAGTGTGATCGATGCCATCAGCGAAGGGCCGGTTGAAGGTCCGGTGGATGGATTAAAAAGCGTGCTGCTGAACAGTACGCCGGTGCTGGACAGTGAGGGGAATACCAATATATCCGGCGTCACGGTGGTGTTCCGGGCCGGTGAGCAGGAGCAGACACCGCCGGAGGGATTTGAATCCTCCGGCTCCGAGACGGTGCTCGGTACAGAAGTGAAATATGACACGCCGATCACCCGGACCATCACGTCGGCAAACATTGACCGTCTGCGTTTTACTTTCGGCGTGCAGGCACTGGTGGAAACCACCTCAAAGGGGGACAGGAATCCATCGGAAGTCCGCCTGCTGGTTCAGATACAACGTAACGGTGGCTGGGTGACGGAAAAGGACATCACCATTAAGGGTAAAACCACTTCACAGTATCTGGCCTCGGTGGTGGTGGATAACCTGCCGCCGCGCCCGTTCAGTATCCGGATGCGCAGGATGACGCCGGACAGCACCACAGACCAGCTGCAGAACAAAACGCTCTGGTCGTCATACACCGAAATTATCGATGTGAAACAGTGCTACCCGAACACGGCACTGGTCGGCGTGCAGGTGGACTCGGAGCAGTTCGGCAGCCAGCAGGTGAGCCGTAATTATCATCTGCGCGGGCGTATTCTGCAGGTGCCGTCGAATTATAACCCGCAGACGCGGCAATACAGCGGTATCTGGGACGGAACGTTTAAACCGGCATACAGCAACAACATGGCCTGGTGTCTGTGGGATATGCTGACCCATCCGCGCTACGGCATGGGGAAACGTCTTGGTGCGGCGGATGTGGATAAATGGGCGCTGTATGTCATCGGCCAGTACTGCGACCAGTCAGTGCCGGACGGCTTTGGCGGCACGGAGCCGCGCATCACCTGTAATGCGTACCTGACCACACAGCGTAAGGCGTGGGATGTGCTCAGTGATTTCTGCTCGGCGATGCGCTGTATGCCGGTATGGAACGGGCAGACGCTGACGTTTGTGCAGGACCGACCGTCGGATAAGGCGTGGACCTATAACCGCAGTAATGTGGTGATGCCGGATGATGGCGCGCCGTTCCGCTACAGCTTCAGCGCCCTGAAGGACCGCCATAATGCCGTTGAGGTGAACTGGATTGACCCGAACAACGGCTGGGAGACGGCGACAGAGCTTGTTGAAGATACGCAGGCCATTGCCCGTTACGGTCGTAATGTCACGAAGATGGATGCCTTTGGCTGTACCAGCCGGGGGCAGGCACACCGCGCCGGGCTGTGGCTGATTAAAACGGAACTGCTGGAGACGCAGACCGTGGATTTCAGCGTGGGCGCAGAAGGGCTTCGCCATGTGCCGGGCGATGTTATTGAAATCTGCGATGATGACTATGCCGGTATCAGCACCGGTGGTCGCGTGCTGGCTGTGAACAGCCAGACCCGGACGCTGACGCTCGACCGTGAAATCACGCTGCCATCCTCCGGTACCACGCTGATAATCCTGGTTGACGGAAGTGGCAATCCGGTCAGCGTGGAGGTCCAGTCCGTCACCGACGGCGTGAAGGTAAAAGTGAGCCGTGTTCCTGACGGCGTTGCCGGATACAGCGTATGGGGGCTGAAGCTGCCGACGCTGAGCCAGCGCCTGTTCCGCTGCGTGAGTATCCGTGAGAACGATGACGGCACGTATGCCATCACCGCCGTGCAGCATGTACCGGAAAAAGAGGCCATCGTGGATAACGGGGCGCACTTTGACGGCGACCAGAGCGGCACGGTGAATGGTGTCACGCCGCCAGCGGTGCAGCACCTGACTGCCGAAGTCACCGCAGACAGCGGGGAATATCAGGTGCTGGCGCGCTGGGATACGCCGAAGGTGGTGAAGGGGGTGAGCTTTATGCTTCGCCTGACCGTGGCAGCGGATGACGGCAGTGAGCGGCTGGTCAGCACGGCCCGGACGACGGAAACCACATACCGCTTCACGCAACTGGCGCTGGGGAACTACAGGCTGACAGTCCGGGCGGTAAATGCGTGGGGACAGCAGGGCGATCCGGCATCGGTATCGTTCCGGATTGCCGCCCCGGCAGCGCCGTCTCGGATTGAGCTGACACCGGGCTATTTTCAGATAACCGCCACGCCGCATCTTGCGGTTTATGACCCGACGGTACAGTTTGAGTTCTGGTTCTCGGAAAAACGGATTGCTGATATCAGGCAGGTTGAAACCACAGCCCGCTATCTTGGCACGGCGCTGTACTGGATAGCTGCCAGTATCAATATCAGGCCGGGCCATGATTATTATTTTTACGTTCGCAGTGTGAACACCGTTGGCAAATCGGCATTCGTGGAGGCTGTCGGTCGGGCGAGCGATGATGCGGAAGGTTACCTGGATTTTTTCAAAGGCAAGATAAACGAATCTCATCTCGGCAAGGAGTTGCTGGAAAAAGTCGACCTGACGGAGGATAACGCCAGCAGACTGGATGAGTTTTCGAAAGAGTGGAAGGATGCCAGTGATAAATGGAATGCCATGTGGGCTGTCAAAATTGAGCAGACCAAAGACGGCAAACATTATGTCGCGGGTATTGGCCTCAGCATGGAGGACACGGAGGAAGGCAAACTGAGCCAGTTTCTGGTTGCCGCTAACCGTATCGCGTTTATTGACCCGGCAAACGGGAATGAAACGCCGATGTTTGTGGCGCAGGGCAACCAGATATTCATGAACGACGTGTTCCTGAAACGCCTGACGGCTCCCACCATTACCAGCGGTGGAAATCCGCCGGCATTTTCCCTGACACCGGACGGAAAGCTGACCGCTAAAAATGCGGATATCAGCGGTAATGTGAATGCAAATTCAGGGACGCTCAACAATGTCACGATTAATGAAAACTGTCAGATTAAGGGGAAACTGTCAGCCAATCAGATTGAAGGCGATATTGTCAAAACGGTCAGCAAGTCTTTCCCCCGCACGAACAGTTATGCCAGTGGCACCATCACGGTAAGAATCAGTGATGATCAGAAATTTGACCGGCAGGTCATGATACCGCCAGTGTTATTCCGCGGTGGTAAGCATGAGAATTTCAACAGTAATAACCAACAGTCATACTGGTATTCAACCTGCCGGTTAAGAGTGACCCGCAATGGTCAGGAGATTTTTAATCAGTCCACGACGGATGCTCAGGGCGTATTTTCCTCAGTTATAGATATGCCTGCCGGACAGGGGACACTGACACTGACATTCACCGTATCTTCATCAGGAGCGAATAACTGGACACCAACAACCAGTATCAGCGATCTGCTGGTTGTGGTGATGAAGAAATCCACAGCAGGTATCAGTATCAGCTGAATTTTATAACCCATAACGGGCGTCAGAAATGACGCCTTTTTTATTGCAGAAAAGCGAGAGGTAATTATGCGTAAACTTTATGCCGCCATTTTGTCCGCAGCCATTTGTCTGGCCGTATCCGGTGCGCCTGCATGGGCGTCTGAACATCAGTCCACGCTGAGCGCGGGGTATCTTCATGCCTCGACGAACGTTCCCGGCAGCGATGATCTGAACGGGATTAACGTGAAATACCGTTATGAGTTTACGGACACACTGGGGATGGTGACGTCATTCAGCTATGCAGGAGACAAGAATCGCCAGCTGACCCATTACAGCGATACCCGCTGGCATGAAGATTCCGTGCGTAACCGCTGGTTCAGCGTGATGGCGGGGCCGTCTGTGCGCGTGAATGAATGGTTCAGCGCGTATGCGATGGCGGGTGTGGCTTACAGCCGTGTGTCGACTTTCTCCGGGGATTATCTTCGCGTAACTGACAACAAGGGGAAAACGCACGATGTACTGACCGGAAGTGATGACGGTCGCCACAGCAACACGTCTCTGGCGTGGGGAGCTGGCGTGCAGTTTAACCCGACCGAATCCGTGGCCATTGATATTGCTTATGAAGGCTCCGGCAGTGGCGACTGGCGCACTGACGGTTTCATCGTGGGTGTCGGTTATAAGTTCTGATTAGCCAGGTAACACAGTGTTATGACAGCCCGCCGGTTCAGGCGGGCTTTTTTGTGGGGTGAATATGGCAGTAAAGATTTCAGGTGTACTGAAAGACGGCACAGGAAAACCGGTACAGAACTGCACAATCCAGCTGAAAGCAAAACGTAACAGCACCACGGTGGTGGTGAACACGCTGGCCTCAGAAAATCCGGATGAAGCCGGGCGTTACAGCATGGACGTTGAGTACGGTCAGTACAGCGTTATTCTGTTGGTGGAAGGATTCCCGCCGTCACATGCCGGGACCATTACCGTGTATGAAGATTCTCAACCCGGTACGCTGAATGATTTTCTCGGTGCCATGACGGAGGATGATGCCCGTCCGGAGGCACTGCGCCGTTTTGAACTGATGGTGGAAGAGGTGGCGCGTAACGCGTCCGCGGTGGCACAGAACACGGCAGCCGCGAAGAAGTCAGCCAGTGATGCCAGCACATCAGCCCGTGAGGCGGCAACCCATGCGGCTGATGCTGCGGACTCAGCACGCGCAGCCAGCACGTCAGCCGGACAGGCCGCGTCGTCGGCTCAGTCAGCGTCTTCCAGCGCAGGAACGGCATCAACAAAGGCCACTGAAGCATCAAAAAGTGCTGCCGCTGCAGAGTCCTCAAAAAGCGCGGCGGCCACCAGTGCCGGTGCGGCGAAAACGTCAGAAACGAATGCTTCAGCGTCACAACAATCAGCAGCCACATCTGCATCCACCGCGACCACGAAGGCATCAGAAGCTGCGACCTCGGCCCGGGATGCGGCGGCCTCAAAAGAAGCGGCAAAATCATCAGAAACGAACGCATCATCAAGCGCCAGTAGTGCAGCTTCCTCGGCAACGGCGGCAGGAAATTCCGCGAAGGCGGCAAAAACGTCCGAGACGAACGCCAGGTCTTCTGAAACGGCAGCGGGACAGAGCGCCTCGGCTGCGGCAGGCTCAAAAACAGCGGCTGCGTCGTCTGCCAGTGCAGCGTCAACAAGTGCCGGGCAGGCCTCAGCCAGTGCCACCGCCGCCGGAAAATCGGCAGAAAGCGCCGCATCGTCTGCTTCAACAGCCACAACGAAGGCTGGCGAAGCCACTGAACAGGCCAGCGCAGCAGCGAGGTCTGCTTCCGCAGCGAAGACATCCGAAACGAACGCGAAAGCGTCGGAAACAAGCGCAGAATCCTCAAAAACGGCTGCCGCATCGTCAGCCAGTTCGGCGGCGTCATCGGCATCATCGGCGTCTGCTTCAAAAGATGAGGCGACCAGACAAGCGTCAGCAGCGAAGAGCAGCGCCACGACGGCATCCACGAAGGCGACAGAGGCTGCTGGCAGTGCGACGGCGGCAGCTCAGAGCAAAAGTACGGCGGAATCCGCGGCAACGCGCGCCGAGACAGCAGCTAAACGGGCAGAGGATATTGCATCCGCCGTGGCGCTTGAGGATGCAAGTACGACGAAAAAGGGGATAGTACAGCTCAGCAGTGCGACCAACAGTACGTCTGAAACGCTGGCGGCAACGCCAAAGGCAGTAAAATCAGCCTATGACAATGCAGAGAAACGTCTGCAGAAAGACCAGAACGGCGCTGATATACCCGATAAGGGATGCTTCCTGAACAACATTAACGCGGTCAGTAAAACAGACTTTGCTGATAAGCGTGGTATGCGTTATGTGCGGGTTAACGCTCCTGCAGGTGCAACATCTGGAAAATATTACCCTGTTGTTGTTATGCGTTCTGCTGGCTCAGTAAGCGAACTGGCATCAAGAGTCATTATCACCACGGCAACGCGAACCGCAGGCGATCCGATGAATAACTGCGAGTTTAACGGATTTGTTATGCCTGGTGGCTGGACTGACAGGGGGCGTTATGCTTATGGCATGTTCTGGCAATATCAAAACAATGAACGAGCCATTCACTCAATAATGATGAGTAATAAGGGCGATGATTTGCGCTCTGTGTTCTATGTTGATGGCGCTGCTTTCCCTGTTTTTGCGTTTATTGAAGATGGCCTGTCAATATCCGCACCTGGTGCTGATCTCGTTGTTAATGATACGACCTATAAGTTTGGGGCAACAAATCCGGCGACTGAATGTATCGCGGCGGACGTTATCCTTGATTTTAAGAGTGGGCGTGGTTTTTATGAGTCTCATTCGTTAATCGTTAACGATAACTTGTCGTGCAAAAAACTTTTTGCCACAGACGAAATTGTAGCGCGTGGTGGTAATCAGATTCGAATGATAGGTGGGGAGTATGGGGCATTATGGCGTAATGATGGCGCTAAAACTTACCTGCTGCTTACCAATCAAGGTGATGTTTATGGTGGCTGGAATACATTAAGACCGTTTGCTATTGATAACGCAACCGGCGAACTGGTTATTGGAACCAAACTGTCCGCAAGTCTGAACGGTAATGCATTAACAGCAACAAAGCTGCAAACGCCAAGACTGGTTTCTGGTGTTGAGTTTGATGGTTCCAAAGATATTACTTTAACCGCCGCGCATGTGGCTGCTTTTGCCAGAAGGGCAACGGATACATATGCCGATGCGGATGGTGGCGTTCCATGGAATGCCGAATCAGGCGCTTACAATGTCACCCGCTCTGGCGACAGCTATATTCTGGTTAACTTCTATACCGGAGTCGGAAGTTGCCGGACCCTGCAGATGAAGGCGCATTACAGAAATGGTGGTCTGTTCTACCGTTCTTCAAGAGACGGTTATGGTTTTGAGGAAGACTGGGCAGAAGTTTATACCTCGAAAAATCTTCCACCAGAAAGCTACCCAGTCGGCGCACCAATCCCGTGGCCATCAGATACCGTTCCGTCTGGTTATGCCCTGATGCAGGGGCAGGCTTTTGACAAATCTGCTTACCCGAAACTTGCAGCCGCTTATCCGTCAGGCGTGATCCCTGATATGCGTGGCTGGACGATTAAGGGCAAACCTGCCAGTGGTCGGGCCGTATTGTCTCAGGAACAGGACGGCATTAAATCGCATACCCACAGCGCCAGCGCATCCAGTACGGATTTGGGGACGAAAACCACATCGTCGTTTGATTACGGCACTAAATCCACGAATAACACTGGTGCGCATACCCATAGTTTAAGTGGCAGCACGAATGCAGCTGGTAATCACAGCCATAGAGATGGCCGTCGATTTAACCCCAGTGTTTTTAAAGATACTTATCAATATGGTTATACAAGCTCAGGTCAAAATACCTGGGGTGTACAAGGCTCAGTAGGTATGTCTACGGGGTGGTTAGCTAATACCAGTACAGATGGTAATCATAGCCACTCACTGTCCGGCACAGCAGCATCTGCAGGTGCACACGCGCATACTGTCGGTATTGGTGCTCATACGCACTCCGTTGCGATTGGTTCACATGGACACACCATCACCGTTAACGCTGCTGGTAACGCGGAAAACACCGTCAAAAACATCGCATTTAACTATATTGTGAGGCTTGCATAATGGCATTCAGAATGAGTGAACAACCACGGACCATAAAAATTTATAATCTGCTGGCCGGAACTAATGAATTTATTGGTGAAGGTGATGCATATATTCCGCCTCATACAGGTCTGCCAGCAAACAGTACCGATATTGCACCGCCAGATATTCCGGCTGGCTTCGTGGCTGTTTTCAACAGTGATGAGTCATCGTGGCATCTCGTTGAAGATCATCGGGGTAAAACGGTTTATGACGTGGCTTCCGGCAACGCGTTATTTATTTCTGAACTCGGTCCGTTACCGGAAAATGTTACCTGGTTATCGCCGGAAGGGGAGTTTCAGAAGTGGAACGGCACAGCCTGGGTGAAGGATACGGAAGCAGAAAAACTGTTCCGGATCCGGGAGGCGGAAGAAACAAAAAACAACTTGATGCAGGTAGCCAGTGAGCATATTGCGCCGCTTCAGGATGCTGCAGATCTGGAAATTGCAACGGAGAAAGAAACCTTGTTGCTGGAAGCCTGGAAAAAGTATCGGGTGTTGCTGAACCGTGTTGATACATCAACTGCACCTGATATTGAGTGGCCTACGAACCCTGTCAGGGAGTAATCATTGGGATTATGCCGCAGCACGTCTTAAGCAAGAACGTGCTGCGGTTGGATG